ACACCCCGAGCAACCCGGCGAGCACCAAGTCGCTCATGCGCGCGGTGCAGATCGTCAACAACTCGTGACCGACGCCGCTGCCGAGGCTGCCACCCGCGACCGGATAGACCGGATGCGGGAGGCGGCCGAGGCGCGGCAGGCCGACGACCCGCCCCTCGGCTTCGTTGAGGACGAGGCCGGGGGCGACCCGATCCTGTGGGACAACAATCCGAGAGGGGTGCCCCGTGCCGCTGAATACGGCGGGCATTAACGCCTTCCTCGACGACGGCGACGAGGCTGTCGTCTGGGTCGCGGTCGGTTCCGGTCAGACCTCAGCCGATCAGACGAGCGCGCAGCGACGGCAGCTCACGAGCTCGGTGGCGGGCGGTGTCATCACCGCGACCAACGTGCCGATGGACTTCACCGGCTCGGCGGCGGCCGGAGCGACCAACGCCCTGTTTTTCAGCGCGAGCACGGCCGGCACGTTNNCAGCATCACGAGCCTGACCATCACCGGCTCGTCGACCTGAGCGGGCGCCGATGACTCGGCACAACAAGTGCACGAATCCAGCCGGCAAGAACAACGCGACCGGTTGGGCCGGCTCGGGCACTCCCGTGCGCGCTACCGACTTTCCTGCCGGCTGCCCCCGCTCGACCGGCATCCGGGCCACTACGGGCGGGTTCGTGCAGACGGCCCCCGCCGCCTGCGCCCCGGGAGACGTGCACACGCTGTCGTTCTACGAGCACAACGGCTCGGCAGCGTTCCAGTTCGCCCGCACGGCCTACGTCGGGTACACCCGCTCGGCGGGCGGTGACACCTTCCCGCAGACGTGGAACACGGGCAACCTCGGCGACATCGATTCGGTCCTGAGAACGAGCTTCACCACTGACCCCGCGCCCGCTCTCGCTACGGGCATCTACATCCTGTGGGACTCGCTCGCGGTCGGCCTCGGCATGACCGGCGTGCTCATCGAGCAGGTCGGCGCGCTCGACACCTACGCGGACGGCGACACCTCGGGGTGGGCGTGGGACGGCACCGACGGCAATTCGGCCTCGTCCGAGCTACCGCCCGCGCCGTCGCAGGGGCAGGCGGACCTCGGGCTCAACCTCGCGGTGGCCGCTGTGGGTTCCGCTGCCGCCCGCGGCGCGGTCGCCCTAGGGCTGGGTCTCGCCGTCGCCGCAGCGGGCGCACGGGGCTCGTCCGGTGCCGCCGCGCTCGACCTCGGGCTTGCCGTCGCGGCCGACGGCGGACGCGACGCATCGGGCGTTGCCGCGCTCGGGCTCAACCTCGGAATCGGGACTACGGGCTCGGACGGCAGCATCGAACGTGCACGCGGCCCGTGGGTCGTCTCCCGCAATCGTCCGGCCCGTATCGTTACCCGCGTGCAGCGGACGGACTAGGGAGGCACCATGCGGCGATTCGACCTCGGCGACCCGGTCCCGCTCCGCTACGAGGCGACCGATCCGAACACGGGCGCGGCCGTCGCCGTCACGGGCTCGTTCGTCTACACGAAGCCCGGCAGCGCGACCACATACAACGGCACGGTCACGAGCGGCGGCACGGGCATTCTCGACGTCGTCATCCCCGCATCCGAGGCTGTCACCAAGGGCCGCTACTCGTACGTGTGGACCGTTTCCGGCGGGGTCAACGACACCGAGACCGGATTCTTCTACGTCGCGGCACCCGAGGACGAGATGCCGCCGCTCGCCTCCTTCGGCATGCTCGCGCGCAAGCTCGGCGCGCTGCCCGAGGACTTCGACGAGACCGAGCGCGAGCGCGGCGAGGCCCTGCTCGACGAGGCGAGTGAGCTGATCCGCGACGTCGCCGAGAAGACGTGGCTCACGGTCGACGGCGCTCTCGACGGCGTGCCGCGCCGCGTCGCGACGATCTGCGTCGCCGCCGCCGCTCGCGGCTTCGAGAACCCGCACGGCCTGACGCAGCGGTCGCTCGGCGACAGCTCGAAGAGCTACGACCGCGCCAAGCGCGAGGGCGGCGAGGTCGTCTACCTGACCGAGGCCGAAGAGCGCGCCGTCCGGAAAGCGGCCGGCATCTCCACCTTCGTCGCGGTGACCCTCACGAGCCCGTACAGCGCCGACGCCGACCTCG